CTGTCCTCGTAGACTACACGATAGTCTGACTGCACACCGTCTAGATTTTCTTTAGCCCAACATAGTCTGTCAAATAGATGTGTGCCTTTGAAATCTGGTGTCTGCATCAGGCAAGGTCTCCGTGGAATGTACCGCAGATATAGTCACGGTCTGTGACTGTACCAGCAGCGTTCTTCAACTGAATCTGATGTGTCCCTACAGCCATGCTAGAAGATTTCATCTGATAAGTTGTCTCTGCCCCACCCGATGCGCCACAGTAGGTAAAAGAATAATTTTCGTTTCCAAAAGATGTAGAAAAAGCTGTTGTGTAATCTCCTGAGCCATTATCAGTCAAACCAGAGGTGTTTAGGCTGTCACGAATAGCCACTGTGCCAGAGCCATCAATATTTGCCCACGCCTTCGCACTACCCTCGACAACATAGTTCGTGGCGATTGACCCTGCGGTGCTGTGTTCCAGCGTATCTGCTACAATTTTACCAGCCATTATGCTAAGTCTCCGTGAATACTAATATCTGCGTGTTGATTATCTACCGCCGAATAATTATTGTGCGGCAAAGTATTCATCCGAACAGTTGTTGTTGTAGGCGCTGAAGCAAAACCAGCATATGTCGTAGAAAACGTGGCGGCAGTCACGCTTGTATTATAATCGTTGTTTGACATAGCGTTGCTTACTACTAACGAATAATCTCCAGTGCCGTTATCTGTTGTTGAACTCTGATTGAAACTATCAAAAACTGATAATGTCCCAGTGCCGTTAAAACTAACCCAAGCCTTTGTCAGCCCCTGCTGCAACTGCATAGTCGCCGCACCGCCTTCAGAGGTTACTGTGATGTCACCAGCGGAGGTCTTGCCAGTGAGCGTGTCTACTTTTATCTCACTCATGCTAGGTCTCCGTGTGCTACTGTTGAGGCATACTCTGCTTCTCTGCCATTTGTGTTGTCATATTGACTTGTTAATCTAAAGAATGTTGTAGCAATTGACGTATTGTTTGCTGAAAACTGCATAAATGCCGCTCTTAATCCACCATTGTCATCTGACTTAGACATACCAGACACTGCAAAAGTTGCATTTCCCATAGCGTTGGAAAAAGTATAGGTGTTGTCGCCACTCCCATTATCAGTGGTGCTTGCAATGTTGAGCGAATCATAAACCGTGCTATCACCATCAATAGCACACCACGACTTCGCCGCACTCTGCTTCGTCAGCGTGACAGGGCCAGTGCCATCACTGGCTGTGATTGTGTCTGCGCGTAATTCACTCATGCTACCACCAGATTACCGCCGGTTGTTACCGTCAGTGTTACCCCTGTTGCGATTGTCAATGGTCCAGCCGCTAGTGCATTTTCATCTGCATCAATGGTAGTGTCAGTGTCTAGCTGCTGCTGATGCACACGGAAGATGTCACCACCGCCAGTGTTTACTTCGCCATTCTCACCTTTGAATGTGCCACCACCACCGCCGCCGCCGCCTGTTGAGGTCACAAGTGCTTTGCCTTGAAAGTTTACATAGAAATCATCTGTAGCAATAATGCTACCTGTCATAGACAAGCTAGTGCCACTTGCAGTGTATGCAACTGTAGGTTCTTGGCGAACATTGTTTACAAATACTTCTATTTCAGCAGCGTTACCTACAGGATAGTCTAATGTAAAAGACGTGCCAGTACCACCAGTCAAATCCTGATAGGCCATTGCTGTGGTTTGTACTGCTGGTGATAAGCCAAGATAGGCCATGTACTACCCCTTACGTAATGTCAAGATGGCTGAGAACAACATCAGCGGATGACGCTGTGTCTGATTCCACAGTGATTGTATCACCCGGCTCCATTACAACCTTTTGGTCTCCACCAACCACAACTAAAGAACTACCAACTGGAATCGGTGCTGCTTTTACAAGGTGAACATCATCAACTGCACCGCTAGTACGTCCTGCGCCATTCAGCTTTACGTCTACAGTAATTTGAGTTGTCACAATGTTAGCAATACTAAGACCGATGATGGTGGTTTCTGTGCTTGCTGGACAGGTATAAATGGTAGCGGCTGATGCCCCTACTGCGGTATCTGTCTCTGATAAAAATGCGTTTGCCATTTCTTACTCCAAATTTATACTAATTATATCATAACTGACAAGGTTTGTCAAGTACTTTTTATCCTAATGCAATAGCAAAAGCTAATGCTGATGGGTCAGTTTCAGTTACATTTTGGAATGACAGTGTGCCAGCACCATCTGTTGTAAGTACCTGACCAGTAGTTCCATCTGAATTTGGATATGCAAGACCCTCAATAGTAATTGGATTAACTGTTGTATTGGTAATTCCATTGCCATCAATCCGAATGTTGTCAAATTGATAAAGACCACCGGTAAATGTAGTTGAACCTGTAACAATAAATTCGCCTGTCCCATTTGGGGCTACATTAATGTCCCCATTAGATACGGAAACAATAGACTGACCATTCACATCCAGACTACCACCTAGTTGCGGTGTAGTATCCTCTACTACATTAGCTAAACCCGCACCTGCAGTTACTTGTGCATCTACGTAAGCTTTGATTGATTGCTGTGTAGCAAGTTGTGTATCGCTGTCAGAAGCCATATTGTCTTCATCAAGTACAGCAGTACCGCTAACACTTGTGTTCAATACAGCAGATGTTAATGTTTTATTTGTAAGTGTCTGTGTACCTGTGAGTGTGGCTACAGTGCTGTCAATAGCAATGTCGTTAGCGTTAGCAGTAATACCAGTACCACCTACTACATTAAGAGTAGCGGAACCTGAAGTTGCTCCCCCTGTTAATCCGTCACCAGCAACTACTGCAGTTATATCACCTGCACCTAGTCCTGCTGTCTGTGAATCAACGTAGGCTTTAATTGACTGCTGAGTAGCTAAGTGGTCTGCAGAATCAGATGTCATTGCATCTTCATCTTTAATAGATGTTCCACTTATTGTACCGTCTAGCACAGGACTTGTCAAGGTTTTATTTGTAAGTGTCTGCGTACCTGTTAATGTTGCTACTGTACTGTCGATAGCAAATGTTACAGCATTACCTGCACCAGAGGTATCAATACCTGTACCACCAGTAAATGTAAGTGTCTCACTATCTAAGTCAATGTTTAAGGCACCCCCACTGTCACCTTGAAAGTCTAGGTCTTGGGCAGTTACTTGTGCGTCAACATATGTTTTGATTGCTTTTGCAGAAGCTAGGGTATCATCTGAGGCCGACACAGAAGTAAGGTCAGTATCAAGGACACCAGATTCTAGGTGGGTAGTATTGATGTTTGAAATAGTATTATTAGCAGCATCAATGATTTTGTTAATAAGTGTTTGGGAATCTGACAGTGTAGCTACAGTGCTATCAATTGCAAAGGTAACAGTTTGACCTGAACCTACTGTGTCAATACCCGTGCCACCTGTAAGTGTTAGCGACTGGCTATCTAAATCTACATTCAGTGCGCCGCCAGTGTCAGCTTGGAAGTCTAAGTCTTGTGCAGTTACTTGGGCATCCACATATGCTTTAATAGATTGTTGTGTGGCAAGTGCGGTATCATCATTAGATACCATATCATCTTCATCAAGGATTGTACCAATAGAAGCACCACCACCTACAGATACACCAGCTACCTCAAGGTTGCCAGCAAAGTAGCCATCCTTAAATTGTACAGAAGCTGTACCTAAGTCGATGTCGTTAGTAGTTACGGGAACAATAACACCATCTTCAAAGCGAACTTGTTCTACAGAAGTACCTGCACCTGCCGCATCAATAAAGACCCCTACACGATTGCCTGTATCATCGACTGCAACTTTGTTAATAGGCGCAGCTACACCGGGGTCTCCAATCAAGCCAATGACTGGACCCTCACCACTTGTGCCATCATGTGAGTGGCCTGTGGTGTTATCAAACGTGTTTACAAGTTGGTTATATTCATCATTAAAGTCCGATGCCTGAATAATATCGCCATCAGCAAATGAGGATTGTCTAGTATAACCTGCCATTTATTATCTCCTAGCTGCAGCTTCAAACTCTAGCTGAAAACCTTTCAGTGAGTAGGGTGCTGATGTACCCCTGTCATTAACACGCAATGCTATTGCAAATCCTGAACCTTCAATCGGCTGTCTTACCAATGGGTTTGACTGACCACCAAATGTAGCAACACCAAATACCGATGAACCATAGATAGCTACCGCTGTTGTAGTATCAAATGGATATGCAGCAGGTCTAGGTACATTAGGTGATTCATAATCATACCTTACAAACAAATCTGCATTAACCGCTGCTTCAGGTGCGTAGTTTAGAATGACCCGTTGAAACGCCTTACGTATACCAGCATCACCCATAGTCAAGTCAGGTGAACGATACTTACCTGTTACTGTATTACCATCAAAGTCCTCACCCTGTTCTTGGCGATACACGTAACCATCAAAGCCACCGTGTATAATAAAACTCTGACCTTGTGATATAGTGTAATCTGTACAGCTAGGTGCGATACCTTTTAAGTCACCAAACTCATATGTATCACCTTTACGTACACAGATAATACCTTTTGTATTTGCCCGTGTTACATCTGAGTTAGAGAAAAACAAACGGTACTGCGTTTTGTCTGGAATAACTAAACTGTCAAACTCGTCTACATCACTCAATCCAGTAAAGCGTTCTTGAATCTGTCGACTGATTGTACCCAACTCAACGTCACCGATACGGTCTGTACCAGCAACAGTACGCAGTCCATCTGGACCAAGGTAAATCAAATCACCTGCAAATTCCTGAACAGTAAATCCGTTAAGACATCCAATCTCACGAGACACAGGCTGTAGTGTAAAGTCTGCCGCAGAGTTACCTGATAGTCTAAAGATACGTTCTACACAGAATATGTATAGCTGTTCACGGAAAGGAACAATTGCGGTTACTGGACTATCTACTGCAATAGAACCCTCGTCAGTATAAGGTGCGGTAAAAACTACTTCTTCTGGGTTATTAGACATACCCGCAAAGAATAAAGTATTCTTAAATCCTGTTACAAACTTAGGGTCAGCAGGTGCGCCTGTAGCATTTAAGTCTGTTACTGTAGTGCCATCATACTTAGATGCGTTGTTTGCACCGTCTGCCCACACAATGTAATCTGTACCACCTAAGTTATACCGAAAGAATGTATACTTGGTTGCGCCAGTTCTACCCGTATCAATCTCTGTCCAAAATGCAAGGACTGCTGTACCTGTTAAATAACCTGCTGCAGTAGTACCATTAGCACCACGAGTACAGCCAGTAAATGTGGTAGCGGTAGTACCTGTGTAGGTAATCTGTTCCGTACCAATTAGGATTGTACCAGCGGTAGGGAATCCTGTAGTTGACTGCACAGTAATTGTTGTGTCACCTACTAACACAGCACCGTCTAATGTAGTGCTATCATTAGTAGAAGAGAAAATCTTTTCACCACGTGCAGCTAGTATGTCACCTTCATAATACGCTGTCATTAAGACAGGTTCGGTAGCACTAGCTGTGTAAGGTACTTCGCCAGTAGTCCACTTGTCATAACCCGAAATACGTCTGTAACCACCCTGTACGTCAGGCTCAAAGTTTTCTAGTTCAAGTGCCATGCCTGGTTGCATGATAAAGGTAGATTGGTCAAGAACCAAACCACCCTGACAGGCAAACACAAAAGGACTGAGGCCAGATTCATCTGCCATTTATATCACCTAAAATCCAGCTACGTTAGTGCCATACCTCTGTGAGTGTGGAATATAAGTTGACCTCACATAGTCTGTTCTATTCAATAAAATTGATTGCATATATTTAATGCCCTCTTCAAAACGGGCAAAGTTAATTCCGTACTGCTGTGCCTCACCACGATACTGATAGCCGTAGGCAGTGGCACCGTCTACAATAGTTTGTCTAAACTGTTCTGGAATAGTAGGTACATCCGTAGCATTTGCCAGTGCAGTAGGCTTGACATAATAATCAAACTTCAGTTCATAGGCAGCATCTGGATATGGGTATAGTCCATAGTTATTATCTGGTGTGCGAAATACATAACTAGGAACAGCACCAACTCCTGTGGTGCTTTCTTGGTCAATAGACCTGTCAACGTATTCTTTGTAATCAAGCACACGTAAAGTTGTACCTGCTACATTAAGAGATGTGTCTCTGCTAATACGGAATGTTTCGTAGTCTACTGACTGTGTTCCTACGGGAAGAGTATAGCGAGTTTGGTTTGCTATTAGAGTAATGGTGGCTGTGTTATGTGTAAAAGGCCAACCAAACTCACGTGAATTAATATAATTGATGGCATCGTTAACTGCGTTTTTACATTGAATCTGAAATCCACGTGCGCTTGCGAATGTAGCGGCAGTTAATTCTACCTCATTCATTCTGTTCAGTACATCGTTGGATAGTCCAAGATAATCATATGCCATGTGGAATCCTCAAAAGAAAAAAGTGAAGGGGCAAGTTGCCCTGCCCCCTCAACCTATTTAGGCAAGTGTGTCACGGTCAACTTCTTGTGCAGAAGTATCACCCTGTGAACTTACATCCATCATTACTGCGTAAACACGAAGTTTACCCGCAGTGAAAGATGCACCAGTACCTGCAAACAACAAGTCGATTGTATCGTCAGTTGCAGTTACGGTAGTACCGTCAATGGCAATCTCAGGTGCGTATGCACCGTCAGCAGCACCATCAATGTCGAATGTTGCAACAAACTCGTCAACGTCACCACCAGTGAAGCCAAGAGAAACTGTTGCATCAGTACCAGTATTCATTGTTGCGCTTTCAACAACCTCAACACCAGCAGCAAGAACTTTGCATCCTGCAGGAAGTGTGATTGCTTGAACTGTATCACCAGCAGATGGGTCAACAGTTGTTGCTACAATGTCAATGGTGTTTTCTACCATGAAGGCATTACGACCACGCTGTGACTTACCAGAAGCAGCCTTGAGAAGTGTAGTAATGTTAGCCATTTTTTATTTCTCCCTATGCCAAGTGGTAAGATGCGTTAACAAGTGCTTCAGGACGAAGAATCTTGCGACCGTACAAATGCATGCCACGAACAATGTCAGCGAAGCTGTCAGGGTCACGGTATGTCTCAGTCTTATTAATCTGTTCCGCAGTTGCGACAGCAGATGAATGACCTGCAACAATCACACCAAAGTTAGTAGCAGAGTTCGCACCCGCAAAGGATGGACCTGTACCAAGTGCTGGCAGGTTGTTAGACTGATACACGGTAAAGCCGTGAATGTTTGTTGCAAGAACACCATTCTGCAGACCTGAACCACCGAAGTCAGCATTGAACAGACGAGAATCTTCGTCTTTCAACAGTTCGATGAACACGGGGTCAAGTACCAACCAACGACCTTGGGTATCTACGTTTTGCTGGTCAAGAAGACGAGACATACGTGCGATAACCTGAAGTGGGTTTGCATCACCTGCAGTTGATGGAGGTGCAACACCGCCTGAACGTGCGCTGATAGCAATTGCTTCACCGCCAGTTAGTGAGCCGCCGCCATCGTTGAAGTCTGTACCAATCAGCTTCATTGATGCAAGCAGTTCGTCTGAACCTGCAGTAGTAACAGCTTTAGTACCATTTACAGTTGTGTTAACTGTGTTTGGTGTGCCGTGCAGTGCAGATTGCTTGTAGCCTGACAAGTAGCCAAGAACGTCTTGGTCAAACTGGTCAGCGAGGCGGTAAGCCGCACGGTCACTTGCCAAATTTTGGAAGTTAACGTGTGAATGTGCCTCTTCGATGTCATCGACTTTAAACGCAAAGTAGTTTGCTTTGTCGATTGTCAGTGAGAAATCCTCATCATCAAGGTCTTGAGGAGTGATTGTAGTACCACGCTCATATGCCTTAACTGTGATTTCTGGTTCTTTGATGATTTTAACTGAATCACCCATTGCGGCGATTTCGCCAAAGTAATCACTATTAGTGATTGCCTCGCAAACAGCTGCCTTGCGGAATGCAAGCTGCACCTGTTTGGAGTAAATTACTGGACTAAAGTTACCATTAGGTAGGTTTCCGTAGCCAGCAGCTGAAGTAAAAGCCATTTTTCAACTCCTGTTAGTTAGCTTTTAAAGGGACAGATGCAAACTGTACAAAGCTATTCAGAGGCTAATTCACTAGGGTGTGTCTTGTAATCGGGTGGCCGCCCAACTATGCAACAGGCCAAGTGTCTTAGGTAATCCGTAAGACTATTGTTATGTTTGCTGTGTGGGTAGACAGACTGCGCTGAATGTCTACACCATTGTTGTATATAGTTATACTTAAAAATAACTATTTGTCAACACTTTTTTATCTAGCAGAGCCAGATACATCATAGATAAACTTTCCAGAACGGATAGCTTCCATAATTTCGTCTGATTTCTTCTCGTATTCTTGAGGAGACATCTTTTGTACTTGTGATTCTTTAAGGTAAGTTACCGCTTCGTCTTCTTGTGGTTTAGAACGAGTATTTTTTCCACTGACGGCTTTAGCGGCTTCTTTGTTACCTTTTGTGTTATCTCATCACTGTCACGAATATCATCAAAGTCTGGATGCATCCGCATTAATTCTGCTTCTGCCTTTTCTTTAGTGGCACTGTTTTGCATTTCGTCAATTGCTTTAAGTCTTTCTTCCAAGGCAGTAGACTGTTCGCGTGCCTTCTTCATAGCAATTGTTTCAACGATAGCCGCCACATCAGGATAGTCAGATGCCCACTGTTCGATGTCTTCATCTGATTTTGGCAACTTCATTTCTTTTTTAGTTGCTTCAGATAGCTGACGTTTTAGAGATTCAAGTTCAGATTTAAACTCTTCGGATTGTTTTTGCTGATGTCTGCGTAAATCGGAATAACGCTTTTTAAATGTTTTTTCTTCTGCAGTTTCAGGTTCAACTTCTTCTGGCTCTTCGGGTTCAGCAGTTTCTGCTTCGCCTTTTTGTTCCTTCATTAGTTGTTCTAGTTCTTCTTCTTCCATCTTACGCTTCTCATCGTTACTATACTTACGATTAGCAAACGCGACTTTAGTAGGAGACTGCATTTCATCAGCCATAATTGTATCATTCATTTTTTTATTCCTGTACTGGGGCCGCTGTAGCCACACTGTCGGGTGTGGGGAGTGAGTAGCCAGTTAAATAGGTCTATATTTTTTTAGCAGCTAGACCTTTTTTCTGCTTCTTTTCTGGTAGTGGCTTCATAAACTGCCCTAAAGCAGAATCGAAGTCAGGACCAAAAACCTTACCGATAATCCTACGAACATCACTGTTCATAAACTTACGAACTGTTTCCCGTTCTTCAGGAGAAAGCGCAGAATAATTATCGTATATTTCTTGAAAATCTAATTCCATTATACACTCTTTTCGTTATATAGTACAGTATAATCTTTTTGTTTCACAAAGATGCCTATTGCGTAACAAATAGCTTCGCCTACATTTTTAATTATCTTGCCTGCAATAGTAGTCTTTGTGTGTTTTATTGGGTCTACTATGTGTGCAATTTCTTCGGCACGTTTTACTGTAAGATACTCAAAAACAGCACAAACAAATTTGTTTCTACGTATTACAGGAACCATGGGAATAGCCCAATAATGGTATCCACGAACAAGTGTAGCTGGCAAATCACGGGCGGTGTACAGCACATCCATGCGGTACAAATCTCGTGATAGCTTACCCTGCTTATATAATTCTGTACAAATAACACGCTTATCTGTAGCATTATCAGCTTCACGTTGCTCACGCTCTGCCTTCAGTGCTAGACCTTTAGCAGAAGAGGTAGGGCCTGAAGATGTTACAGGTGAACCATCACTACTACGAACTACATTACCTTTACTGTCTGAAACTTCACCAGGACCAGCGGCACGTGTACCCACATTAGGTGAACGTCCTTCTGCTTTAGCGGAAGCAATCTCTGCTTTTTCTGACCTTGATATTTCTGCGGCAACATCTCTACTAAACGCATCCCGTGCAGCAAAAGCCGCATCATAGTCACCAGCTTTAATAGCAGATTCGTAGTCTTTGTTGTAACCTTTAGTAGTAGCCTCTGCAGTAATTCTATCTTGCAAAGATGGCTGTGAACGGTTACGTGTAGATGCCCTTGCCGCAGCCGAAACTAAATCTTGAGTTTGCTGTGCCGGAGTTCTTCTGCTTGTCTCAACAGCCGACCTAACTAAGTCTTGTGTTTTATTTACGGCGGCTTGTCGTGACTCAATATCTCTAAATGCTAACTCGTCTGTTGAAGGTTTTGATACAGGAAATCCCATATCGTCTACATCATATCTTTCAACAACACTATTAAAAGAATCAGAAAGGGTGTTTGTTCCCGATGATGCGCGGAAATCTGCCATGACATCTTTTTCAAACGGGGACATATTTTCTTCTTTTATCTTACCAGAAAGCACATTTTCTCTAAATTTATCTGCAGTAATTCCAAATTTATTCATTCTATCTAGTTTGTCTTGTAACGACATTTGTGCCGCGCCAGACACTGTAGCAGGTTGTGCCGCTTTAGCCGCTTCTGATACTGCCGTCTTACCTAGTGTAGTTTCAACTTGTGGAGTTTCTGCCGCTTTTAAATTAGCTTCAATCTCTGCACGTGTACCTAAACCAGCTTTTACTGCTTCATCAATTTGCTCTGATGTAAGGCCACCTATTGTTCCTGT